ATCTCAACCACAAGCTAATAGAGGTAATGGTTACTATAAAGATGGACAAACTACTTTAATACAAGGACCTTTCCCTGCAACAACAGTTGGTGAACCTTACAACAGTACACGTTGGTTTGCAGGAGCTGGAGGAACTGATCCACCACAAGCTGCACCAGTCGGAGGATATGGTGGAGGAGGAAATGGACAATCTCCAGGAACTCCAGGAGACACAAATACAGGTGGCGGCGGAGGAGCCGGAGGCCAAGCGGGAGCGGGTATGACCCAACCGGGAGGATCAGGTGGATCTGGCGTAGTAATAGTGAGGTATAAATTCCAATAATGGCAAGCTTTGCAAAAATAAATGAACAAAACGAAGTTCTTTCAGTTATATACATTGAAGACAATAAAATTTTGTCTAACGGTGTTGAATCTGAAGAAGCAGGTCAAAACTATTTAGAACAACACAATAATTGGCCAGCTCATCTGTGGATTAAAACTTCATATAATACTCTTGAAAACAAACATAGATACGCTGGAACACCATTTAGAGGAAACTATGCTTGTATTGGTTATACTTGGGATGCGGCTAATAATATATTCTGGCCTGCAAAACCATACCCATCTTGGGTAAAAGATATTGCTAATGCAAAATGGACTTCACCTATTGGAGATGCACCTGCATTAACTGACGAACAAGTTGCTCAAAACACACCCGTTTTAAATGATCAAGGGTTAGTTCAAACACCACCTACTAATGGTTGGTTATATGTTTGGAATGAAACAAATGGAACTTGGGATTTAGTTGACAATGGATGGGTAGAATCCACTAATCCGTAATTGACTTTCTAAGTATATAATATTATATATCTCATATTAGAAATTATATGAGAAAGATAAAACTTACAGAGCAATCTATTTATTATGATGATGTTTCAATGCCAAAAGGTTTTGAAATAGATAGTAATGAGTTATGTTTGAAAGCATTTGAAGGATATATTAAAGGTAAAGAATTTATACACACTAAAGAGTGGGAAAGATTAAACACCTATATCATTGAAAATATGCGTTTGAAATACAAACGTGCCATAGAAAATAGAGGTAAATATAATCATATATATTTACCAAATGAAATAACTGAGCCTCAGCTAAATATAGATTATACTGATTTACCTAAATCTGCTGATTGGATACTCCTATACGGAGTAAGAGTTAAAGATTGTAATGTTACAATATTGTATGACGACAATAGAAAGAAAAATTTAAAATGGACTATTCCGTTAACAGACAATAAATTTATTATGTTCCCTGCTTCTAACTATTATTTTATAAGTAATACACAAAAAGCAGATTTAAATTTTATACAATTTAATACTTATGTTACCATTGGAGAATAATTTTTGGTATTTTCAATCAGCTTTATCATCAAAATTTTGTGATGAAGTAATTAAATATGCTTTGTCAAAACCTGAGATGATGGGTAAAATTGGACTTAATAATGATAAAGAAAATTTATCGAAAAAAGAAATGCAACAAGTTAAAGCCAAAAGAAATTCAGATGTTGTATGGTTGGATGACCCTTGGATTATAAAAGAAATACAACCATTTGTTAATATTGCAAATATTAATGCAGGCTGGAATTTTGAATGGGACTCTAGTGAAACATGTCAGTTTACCAAATATAAATTAAATCAATATTACGATTGGCATATAGATGCATTCAAAGCTTCTAAAAATAAAAAACAAAGAAAAATATCTATGACTTGTCAACTTACTGATGGGTCAGAGTATAAAGGAGGTGAACTCCAGTTTGATTTTAGAAACTATAATCCAAATTTAAGAGACGAGTCAGAGCATTTGATTACTGTAAAAGAAATACTTCCTAAAGGCACTGTTGTTGTATTTCCCTCTTTCTTATGGCATAGAGTAAAACCAGTAACAGAAGGAACAAGGTACTCATTAGTAATGTGGAATTTAGGGGAGGCATTTAAATAATATGAAACTTTATAATCATTTTAGCACTCCGATATATATTGAACATAAACCAGAATTTTTAAAATCTTCAATTAAGGCAACTGATAGTATTATTAAAGATGCTAGAAAAAGAGATGACGCTTTAATAAAAGAATCTAAAGATTTTGGTTTGAGTCATCATTCAAGTCAATTATTAACAGACAATAATTTTTTAGATTTAAGAAATTATATAGGTCAAATGTCATGGAATTTTTTATCTAAACATGGATATGATATGGATCAATATAAAGTATTGTTTACAGAATTTTGGGTTCAAGAATTTTCTAAAAAAGGTGGTGGACATCAAGCTACTCACCAACATCAAAATCAACATGTCAGTGGTTTTTATTTTTTAAAATGTTCTGATAAAACATCTCACCCTGTTTTTCTAGACCCAAGACCTGGTGCTAATATGACAAAATTAAAATTAAAAGAAAATGTTATTTGTTATGGATCCGAAACAGTTCATTTTCACCCACAGCCAGGAAATCTTTTAATATTTCCAAGTTATTTATTGCATGAATTTACAGTGGATCATGGGAAGGAACCGTTTAGATTTATTCATTTTAATATTCAAGCTATTCCATCGGGTATGGTAGAGAATGATTAAAATTAAAAAAAACTTTTTACCTGAAGAATTAAGTTTGAAATTAGAAAATACTATAACTAGTTTTGATTTTTCTTGGTTTTTACAAAAAGAAATTTCTCACGATGATAAAAGTGGATACTGTTATTTCACACATAATTTGTATGAAAACAATAAAATTAATAGCTCTTTGTATCAACATATTATGCCTGAGTTTTTAAAGATATTGAAAGCAAAAAATTTAATTAGAGCAAAATTAAATCTTTATACAAGAACAGAAAATATTATTAAACACATATATCATATAGATTATCCTTGGAAACATATGACTGCTTTATACTTTATTAATGATAACAATGGACCTTTAGTTTTTAAAAAACCTTTTAAAGAAATTATTCCAGAAAAAAATAAATGTGTAATTTTTAACGGAGATCAAGAACATAAAAGTTCTTCATGTACAGATAAACCATTTAGATTAACTTTGAATATAAACTATGAGCTTTAAAAAAGATAAATATAAAATTATTAAACAAGTAATTTCAAAGGATTTAGCTTTGTTTTTATACAACTACCTTTTAATAAAAAAACAAGTTCATGATACTTGTGTTAAACGTAAATACATATCTCCTTTTGAATTAATGCTAGGAACTCTTGATGATGCGCAGATTCCAAATACTTATTCATGTTATGGAGATATTGCAATGGAAACTTTAATGTTAAAAGTGCAGCCTATAATGGAAAAAGAAACTTCTTTAAAATTAAATCCATCCTATACCTACTGCAGGGTTTATAAAAAAGGTGATATTCTAAAAAGACACAAAGACAGATTTAGTTGTGAGATATCTACAACTATGAATTTAGGTGGAGATGATTGGCCGATATATCTAGAGCCTTCTGGAAAAAGAGGAATGAAAGGTGTTAAAGTAAACTTAAAACCAGGAGATATGTTAGTCTATCGAGGATGTGATTTAGAACATTGGAGAGAAAAATTTAAAGGTGATGAATGTGTTCAAGTGTTTTTACATTATAATAATATTGCTACAAAAGGATCTAAGGAAAATATGTTTGATAAAAGACCTCATATAGGTTTACCAGCCTGGTTTAAAAATGGATAAATTTGTAGATAAATATTTAGAGGACGTAGAGTGGAATCAAAATTTTAGTCAAGGATGGAATGTATCTGGTGTTTTAAAAAATAGATTAAATGAAAATTTAAAATATGATTTACGACCTGTAAAAAACGATATGAAAGAAATGAGTTATAATTCCAAAGCAGATAAAATAGTTTTTGATATAGATGAAAAATATTATATAGTAGATTTTAAAGAATTAAGTGATTTTGTTAAAGAAAATAAAATTAAAAAGATACACTTAAAGAAAGTAATAAAAGATTTAGATTGGAATATTATTTTAAATAAATGATAAAAATACATAAACATATAGAAAGACAACTTTTACAAGACTTCTTTTTAATAGAAGGCACTATAGATGTTAATGCGGAATACTTTATTGAAAAAATAAAACAAGGTGTAAAGGAAGAAAAAAATCAAAGTTACAAACAGCATGTAAAAGCTGAAATGACACCTTGGACTTATTTTAGAGATGATAAAGAATTTTTAAAATGCTTTTCTAAAATGGCTACTTATTTAGATTCTTCTAAACCTTTACCAGCATATGTTCTTGTAGAAGCTTGGGGTGTAATTTCTAGTGCAGGGGACTGGACTTCAAGACATGACCATAAACCAAATATTCTTGCAGGTGCTTTGTATTTTAATGATCATCCCCAAACTTTAGATTTTGATGAAATAGGTGTTCAAATAAAACCTGCTAAAGGTAAGTTTGTTTTATTTTCACCTGAACTTCTCCATAAAGCTTTTCCTCATAATTCAAAAAAGAATAAATACGGTATTAGTTTTAACTGTTGGTTATCTGATGTTCGTAAATAAAAAAACACTTTTTGTTCATATACCTAGA